AATGGCACTGCGCGGTCAATGGCAGCGACGCGACGAAAGTTTGCGATCAGCATTTATTCTTGCCTGGCCTAGTCCATTTTGCCGAGCCGACGGACTCGCTGACCAACAAAGACGGATCTGCGGTGATCGAGTTTACCTCTCACGATGGCACAGTCTGGCAACACGGGCCGGACAGAAGCGCGGGGCAGTATGATTCTAACATGTTGATAACGCTTCCAACCGTAACCTTTTTGACGGGCGGCGACAAGAAAGCCGAGTGGACAGTCGAAACCGCCACAAGGCCAAACCTCGAAGCCAAGTTTTCGCTGAAAGAGGAAGGCGTGATTTGCATCTGGAAAGGTCCGGTTGAAGATGTGCGCGGGGAATTTGATAGCCGCTATGCCGCGCCGATGACTAACCCTAGCCACACGCAGGAGGGCAACGGCTGGGCAGCGGCAGAATTTTGCGGCCAATTGTGCTGCGTAATAATCTACGGCAAGACTGCCGAAATCAGGGAAACAAATATTCCCTTCTAACAAAAACGAGAAACAAAAAATGATAGCGACAAAAAATACAGAAGAAGAAAAAACGATGAAATATCCGTGCTTAAAAGAATTAGGCAAACCTCCGTGCTTAAAAGAATTAAGCAAACCTGGACTAATAGTATTATTTACCAGCGAAAAGTCAGGAGTAGTAGTGGTCGGAAACGGTATAAATCCGATAGGAAGATACTCTAAGACTTGGAAAGAGAGTTTATTCGTGAAATACACCGGAACAGTCACACTTGAAAACGATTAACACGATGAAAACACAAGAAACAATAAACGCAGTCCGCGCATGGGGTATTGAAAAAGGTATTACTGGTCCGGACGGCGCGCGGAATGAAAACGCGCAATTCTATAAGCTAATTGATGAAGCTACAGAGCTTGCCAAATCGATTGTAGTAAACGACCACGATGAGAAGATCGACGCTATCGGCGATTGCACAGTCGTCCTTATTCTAATGGCGGACATCATTGGAGAGACGTTTGAGGACTGCTTAGAGTCGGCTTACAATGTTATCAAATCTCGCACCGGTCGCATAGTCGAAGGTGCATTTATCAAAGACAACCAACCAACAAAAGGAGAATAAAATATGACCATAAAAGAACAGATCCGCGAGGCGGAAGAGAGCATTGAGCGAACGCTCGACGCGCTCGAAGAAGAAACGAACGTTCGAGCATTTCGGCTTACCGTTCTCTCGCAGCGAGGCGACGACGCTTCCATTAACATCACACCTGACGACAAGGGAGGGCGCTACACATGAGCTTTGACCTGACATCAATCAAAAAAGGCGTCGAGCATAAGGCACCGCGCATCTTGCTGCTGGGCGTGGAGAAGATTGGAAAATCTACCTTTGCCGCAGGTGCAGACAATCCGATTTTCCTACCGATCAAAGGCGAGGAAGGCGTTGACGATTTGGACGTGGCTAAATTCCCGCGCGCCGAGACATTTGACGATGTGCTGGCAGCGGTGAAAACTCTAATCAAAGAGGATCACGAATATAAAACCTTCATCATTGACTCTGTGTCCGCACTTGAACCAGTGATTTGGGCCAAGCTCTGCGAAGAGGATGGCGTCAAGTTGATCGAAGAATACCAAAAAGGATTTGGGAAAGGCTACATCGCCGCAGTCGGAAAGATGCGTGATCTAATAGAGGGTCTCGACATGCTACGTCAAAAGGGCATATCGGTCATTCTTATTGGTCACGTGAAAGTGAAACGCTTTGACGATCCGCTCGGCTCTAGCTTTGACCAGTATCAATTCGACCTTCAAGAGCGGTGCAATCAAGCACTCCTCAGATGGTCTGATTGCATCCTATTCGCGAACGGTGAAAACATCGTTAGCACCGAGGAAGTTGGATTCAAAAAAGAAAAGAAGATCGGCAAGGATCTCACTGGAAAGCGTTTTCTGTTTACTCAGAAGCGACCAGGCCACCCCGGCGGCGGGCGCGGCGTTTACGGACGCCTGCCATATAAACTACCGCTGGAATATTCAGCATTCATGGACGCGGTTTCAGCCGCTGCCGCAGTCAAATAATAACAGAAAAGGAAATAAAAATCATGTCAGATATATCACAAATAATGGGCGGATTTAACGCCGACGAATACACGGAACACAGCAACGATGATACACCGCTTCCAGCAGGCGAGTATTATGTAGAGGTCGAGAAGGCCGAATTGAGGGAGACCCAAAACAAACAGGGGACTGGCTGTAATGTTCAGTTTTCCGTCCTTGGATCCGTCGCTGATAACTCACACAAGGGCCGCAAAGTCTTTGTTTGGTATAACCTACAGCACTCAAACGAGACCGCGCAGAAGATTGGGCAATCCGAGTTTCACGCGCTCCGAATTGCTATAGGTAAGCCGACGGCACAGGACACTGACGAGCTAATCGGCATTCCGCTCATCGCCAAAGTCACAATCGATAAGAAGGACTTGACGAAAAATAAGATAGTCAAATACACGCCGATTGCAGGCCGCGGTGCCGCGCCAGCGCAATCAGCTCAAACACCTCCACCGGTTGCCACACCAGCAGCAGCCGCAACTAAAACTAAAATGCCTTGGGATTAAGATTATGAATATTGATAAACTAGCAGCACAATTAGTTAACGCGCGCGCCGAAGAAGCAACCGCGAAACTCATTCGCATTGAATGCGAGGAAGCTATCATCGCGCAATACGATTGCGCCGAATCTGGAAGCCAAACCATAAAAACTAGTAACGGCCTAAAGTTGACTATCAAGACCGGGTTAAACTACAAAGCTATGACCGACATGTTGCCGGACGATCTAAAAAAGACCGTCACCAAGACGACGCTTGACGAGAAATCCTATGAAGCTCTGCGCAAATCCGATCCGATGGAGTTCTCGCGCGTCGCTCAATACGTGACCACCACACCTAAGAAATCAGCCGTCTCGGTCGCAGTCATCTAACCCTCAACTCAATTGTCGGTGCATCCGGTGCAGGTTAATTCGGAAGCTAAGTGCACATAACCAATCAAAAACTCCAGCCGACGCCTTTTTTAAATCAACAAAATAAACTAATGATCTATATAACAATTTTACTATTCGCCTATTTGCTAATCGCAAAGCATCGGCGCGATGTGCGGGATGCAAAAAGCATCAAAGGAAGGGTGCGCAAATCCTAACCCCACGACCATACCAAACCGAGTCCATCGCAGCGGTCAACGCGGCACTAGGGGAGCGAGATGACAACCCGGCTATCGCGTTACCAACTGGTAGCGGTAAGTCGCTTGTCATGGCTCTGCTCATACACCAATGGATTGAGGTCTGCCCACACATGCGAGTCATGGTTCTCGCGCACCGCAAAGAGTTAGTCGAGCAGAACGCTCAGGAGCTTGCCGACCTCGATGGCTCACTTAGTATCGGCATCTTCGCCGCGTCGCTCAGGCGGCGTGAGACACTCAAGCCGATCACGTTTGCCTCAATTGATAGCGTGGCAAAACGCGCGGAGGAGTTCCCACCTCAGGACGTGCTTCTGATCGACGAGGCGCACAGGATACCGGTCAAAGGTGAAGGCAAATATCGCAAATTCATTGACACTATGAAGGCGCGCAACCCGACGATGCGCGTGGTAGGACTGACAGCGACGCCTTACCGGATGGGAAGCGGGCCGATCTGTCACCAGGATCACATATTAAATCACGTTTGCTATGAAGCCAATCTTGGAGACCTGATCCGAAATGGATACCTTTCGCCTCTGGTGACAATCAACGGCGATCATGCCGCGCTTGACCTAGGGGGGGTCAAGAAGATTGCGGGCGAATACAACCTCAAAGACCTAGCATTGCGCGTTGACCGTGGCGACGTGGTGGCGCAGGCCGTCAAAGATATTGTTTCCAAGGTGAGAATCGGGCAGCGTAAAAGTATCATCGTATTTTGCATCGATATTTCGCACTGTAAGCACGTATCTCAGGAGATGCGTAAATATGGCATTGACGCGCCGTATATTATTGGATCGACGCCGATTAAAGAGCGGACGCGCCTGGTCGAAGAATTTAAAGCGGGACGAATACAATGGCTGCTCTCGGTTGATTGCTTTTTTGAGGGCTTTAATGCTCGGCGCGTGGACTGCATTGCAATGCTCAGGCCGACACAGAGCAAAGGTCTTTGGGTGCAGGCGGTTGGGCGAGGGCTTAGGCTATTCCCAGGCAAATCTAATTGCATGGTGCTGGACTATGGCGACAACATCATGCGGCACGGACCGATCGACATGGACGAGGGGATCGAAATAAAGTTAGCGACGTGCGAGAAATGCGAAAACGTATTCAGCCGGGCGGTTCGATGTTGCCCGGCCTGCGGCTGGGAAATACCACCAGTGCAGCGCGAAATGTTCGCAGCGGCGGATGAGAAAGAGCGCAAAATGCACAGCGATAAAGCAGCGGAAGGGATGCTCTTGAATGAGCCTAAGTGGATGACTGT